ACGAAGAGGACCGCGCCGAGATGACGATGGTCGAGCAGGCTATCGCCGCCGATGCCCTCAAGCCACCCGCTGAAGCCCCCATGTACCTCCACGGCGCCATGCGGGTGCTCGCCTCCGCTTCCAAGGCCACGCTAACGCCCGATGAGAGCCAGGGGAAGTCACCCGTCTTCCAGGTCGTCGGCACCTTGAATGTGAACGCCTGGCAACAAAGCTACGAACAGCTCCGCGAGCAGGAGAAGCTCAAGGAGAACGCCATCATGCTCGAGGCTGTCGCCGCCGAGAAGGCCGACCCCGGATGAGCTCCGATGATTGGAAGCCGACGCCAAAGCAGGCTCTCTTTTTGAGCTGCCCTCACTATGAAGTTTTGTACGGAGGAGCCAAGGGGGGGGGGAAAGATCTCACGCTGCGTCAAAGGGTCCCGACGCCCTTGGGATGGAAGACCGTTGAGGACATTCAGGTCGGCGATTACGTATTCGCGGCCGACGGCACACCGACCCTCGTTACCTATGTCTCGCCGGTCTACACGGGCAAGCGTTGTTACGAGCTGACATTTTCGGACGGGTCAGTCATCTCTTGCTCGGCAGACCACCCGTGGGCAGTGCGTGACTTTACAAATCGGCGCGCCCTAGAGAAGTTGTCGCCTGAGTTTCGAGCGAAGAGAAGGACCTCGCGCAAGAAGCGCGGAACAGGCAAGCGACCCGACCTGGCCGCTCGCAACGCTGCCAGAGAGCACGTTTATCTGCCGCCCCCTGAGCCGGAAACGTTAGAGACGCGCGCCATTGTTGCCGCTATCGACGTCCCATTCGGTAAGACGACGGCCAAGAATTTCTCCATCGACAATCAAGCGCCCCTGCAGCTTCCGAGGGCCAGCCTGCCGATTCCTCCATATACGCTCGGGGCGTGGCTCGGTGACGGCTCCATTGGCTCGAACCTGATTCACCTCCCGCTCGAAGCGGGCGGAGGCAAGGAGCAGTGCGCGGCGGAAATCGCAAAAGAGGGGTTCGTCGTAGAGCGAATCAATGAGATGTCCGTCCGCGTTCACGGGCTGAAAGCGCACCACGGAGAGAAGCAAATCCAGCCCGTCTACTTACGGGCTTCGCGCGAGCAGCGGCTTGCGCTTCTTCAGGGCCTTATGGACACGGACGGATGTGCCGAGGCCGATGGGCAGTGCACGTTCTCGGCGAGCAGGAAGGAATTGTTCTTCCAGTTCGTGGAACTCTGCCGAACACTCGGGATAAACCCGACCTGGTCCTCGAAAGAGCCGAAATACACATACAAGGGCGAGCGTAAGACCGGGAAGACATCATATACAGCCAGGTTCATGGCGCCGTTCTTGGTCTTTCGCCTCCCCCGGAAAGCTCAGCGGCAGAAGACGGACGTGAACGCGAAATCGCTTCGCCGCTTCATCGTGGCCGCGCGAGAAATTCCGTCAGAGCCGACGAAGTGCATCGGCATCGACCACCCGTCTCACCTTTACCTGGCCGGTGAGCAATTCATCCCGACCCACAACACCGACGCGATGCTCCGAATGCATCTTGCCCAGCTCCAGGTCTCAGAAGAGCGCTTCGTTCGTACGAAGCAGAAGTCGAAGGGCTGGGCGGTCTTCTTCCGCGAGTCGATGCCACAGCTCGAGGAGGTCATCGTTCGGTCGCAGCTCGTCTTTCCCCAAATGGGCGCCACGTACAAGTCCGACACCCATACCTGGGTGTGGCCTTCGGGGTACAGGTTCCAGTTCGCGCACCTGCACGACCCGGACTCGCACATCGCCTGGAACGGCAAAGAGCTGACGCTCCTCATGATTGACCAAGTCGAGGAGATTCCAGAGCACGTCTACCTCTACCTGCGCATGCAGGTGCGCTCCTCGGACAAGGACCTCGCGAAGATGCTCGCAGTCCGCCTCTCCGCGAACCCTCTCGGTCGTCACGTCCAGTGGGTCAAGAAACGCTTCATCGGCGAGTTCAAGGACGGCGGCCACGAGTTCACGGAGGACTTCAAGCTCCGCGACGGACGCAAGGTCTCGCGCTCCCGCGTCTTCATCAAGTCCACCGTCCACGACAACCCGCACATCAACGACGACTACATCGTCGAGCTCATGTCGCTTCCTGAGCACATGCGTCGCGGCTACCTCGAAGGAGACTGGGACGTGTCCTTCGGCTCCTTCTTCGGGGATGTCTGGGACCGCTCAGTGCACGTCGTCGAGCCGTTTCCCATCTCGAAGCACTGGGAAATCTTTCGTGCCGCCGACTGGGGCTCCCGCGCTCCCGCCTGCTGCCTCTGGTTCGCTGTGGACAACGACGGCGACCTCATCATCTTCGATGAGCTCTACGGGCCAGGGTCAACGGGACGCGAGTGGGGCAAAAAAATCCTCGCCATCGAGAAGGAATACGGTTTCACCGAGAACGAGGAAGAGACTGGCAAGCCGCTGCGCTCGAAGCTCTCCGGCCCCATCGACTGGGCGGCCAACGCTCAGAACGGCGCAGAGGGCCCCACGCCCATCGAAGCGATGATGGAGATGGGAATCCAGTGGTACCCCGCCGACAAGCGTCGAAAAGAGGGCCATGCCGAGATTCGAAATCGGCTCATTTCACGGACGAACGCCAAAAAGCCCGGTGTGCGCATCTTCTCGCACTGCTCGAACCTCATCAGGACACTGCCCAACCTCGTGGCCGACGAAAGGGACCCCGACGACATCGCTCACGGAACGTCCAAACAGGACGACCATGCAGTCGACGCGGCACGGTATGGCATGATGAGTAGGCCGCAGGTGCCGAAAGATGAGCAGGACTCTGAATTGTCCGAGTATCAGCGCATCATGTACCAGCGAGCGCTCGAGAGACAGGCCGAGGCATTCGAGGAGGCGCGAGACGATGTCACCGGATATTGAAGGACCCCAGGAAGACGTGGCCGGCGACGAGCCCGACGTTCAGCCTGCGTTCGTGAGTGCTGAATCGACGGGCCCCGTACTCACCGACGCCTTTAGCGAAGAGGAACTCGACGCCCTGGGGATGGAAATCGCCGCAGACTTCGAGGCCGATTGCGAGTCATGCGAGCCCTTTCTCCAGCGCGTGGCCGAGTGGAACAAGCTCTATGACTCCGTGATGGAGAAGAAGACCTTCCCGTTCGACAAGTGCTCGAACGTGAACCTCCCGGTGCTTCAGACGACGCTGCTGCAGATTCACGGGCGCGTCTACGACATGATCAACCCTGCCAAGGGCAACATCTTCCACTCCGTCCCGCTTCACTCCGACAAGGAAGAAGTCGCCCGCGCCCTCCGCACCGAAATCATCGCCAACTACTGGGCTCGCCACGAGTGCACCGAGTTCAACACCACGCTCGATGTGCTTTCCTGGCGCACCATCTTCTACGGCTCCAATTTTTCTGCCATGGACTGGGACGACAACGAGGGTCGTCCCACCTACGACAGCGTCCCCATCGAGGACATGGTCGTTCCCTGGGACGCCCAGAGCTCGCGGCCTGACATGAAAGACGTCCCGCGCTACACCTGGGTGCGCCGCATGACGTTCTGGGACATCCAGCGCGACATGGACCGCGGGTTCTTCCGCAATGTCCCCGAGCTCCAGCCGGAAGACACGAGAGACGACGAGAAAAACCCACTCCAGGCCTATCGCGCAAAGAACTCGGGCCTCTCGAAGTCGGGTGACGGTGGCACGACCAAAAAAGACGGCCTCCGCAAGGTCCTGATTCACTACTGCAAGCGCGATTTGCCCAATGAGCCGTCCCGTCACGAGGCTTTCGACGGTCGTGCGCACGCTCTTCGTGTCTGGCTCGACCACGAGACATCGAAAGTGCTCCGCGTCGTTCTACGCGAGGAGCCCGACCCCAAAGATGAGGCTCGTTTTCGGAAAGAACAGGGCACGTACCTCCAGTATGTCGCCCAACAGGCCTCATTCGAGCAGAGCGACGGCATGACGATGGACCCGATGACGGGAATGCCGATGCCTATTCCGCCTCCGATGCCCGTTCCGGAGCCGAAGCCGCAGAGAACCAGAGAAATCACCTTTCACACGCACTGGAAGGGCTTCAACAGCGAGGGATTCTACGGGCTGGGCTACGGTGCCATTGTGGCTCCAATCAACAAGGCGATGAACGCGCTGGTCAACCAGAAAATCGACCTCGCCACCATCAACAACGCTGGAGGCGGCTACAAATCGCGTCTCGTCCGCTTCCCGAGCGGTAACGTCATGCACCAGCCGGGACAATGGGTCGACGTGGATGCCATGCCGGACGCTCTCAAGAACGGCCTCGTGCCGCGACAGGTACAACCGGGAGACCCAGCGACGCCGCAGCTCCTCGAGATGCTCGAGTCGTGGGTCCAGAAGGCCACGGGCTCGGGAGAGACGCTCGCTGGAGAGCCTTCGCGCTCCAACGAGACCGCGACGGCCGCCACGAACCGATACGACTCGGCCATGAAGCAGATTTCGGTCCTCGCGAGCCG